GAGGGGAGACCAAGGCCGGTGCGCCAGACTTTTCCCCCGACGTCGGATTCCTGGAGGCATTGGAAAAGGGCATTGGCTCAGGTCGGTAATTTGTGCCGTCGTTCTTTCCAGAGGGCGATGCTCCCCTAGCGACCGACCCGTCGAATAAAAGCCTGCAGAAGATTAACAGTCTTCTTCAGGCGATTGAGACCAAAACCGGATCCGCGACTATAACGGGCCCCGTTACGGTCAGCAGCGAGGTTGAGATCAAAAACGACAGCGGGAACCCGATCCCCATCAAGGACGGGTTTTCGATCCCTGAGTATGACCGAATCAATCTTTCCTACGACGGTTCTGGCAAAGTGACCGGAGTGTCGTATTTGAAAAACAATGTTTCAGTAGCCTCGCTCTCTTTACAATATGATGCGTCTGATAATCTAACTTCTGTAACAAAATCGTGAGCAATATAGTTCATTTTCTTGTTTCGGAGGGCCGGCTTTACATTGGGGAAATTATTTCCTTTGTGGACACACTTCTATCACTTGATTTTAGCAAGCCAAGAAATTCTCAATACATCCCTTTGATGTTCTGATATGGCCAACAATATTTCAGTCAAGGACGCTTCCGCCTCCACGCAGGTACTAAAGACAACTGACACAGCTGGGGTGCACACCCCACATCACCTGGTCGACGGCACGGTTGCCGTCACCGACAACGGCGGTTCCCTGACCGTCGACGGCACGGTGGAGTTGGGAGCCACAAGTTTGTCCGCCTTGGAGAATATCCAGGTCACTTTCCCGTCCACGCAGAATGTCAGCGTGCAGAATGCCAGTCTTGCGGTGACCGGGACTTTTTGGCAGACTACCCAACCCGTTAGCGGAACGGTGACTGCCAATGCAGGCACAAATCTAAACACCTCCGCCCTTGCCCTTGAGTCTACGGCCACCTCGATCAAAACCGCCGTGGAGACTCTGGATAACGCAATTTCCGGAAATGAGATGCAGGTGGATATTGTTTCCTCCGCCGCCATTCCGGTCACCGACAACGGTGGCTCTCTCACAGTCGATGGCTCCGTATCTGTTTCCAATTTCCCAGCCACCCAGCCCGTTAGCGGCACGGTGACAGCGGCCCAAGCTACCGCCGCCAATCTTAAGGCACAGGTGCAGGTGCTTGATTCTTCCGGAACCCAGTTGACTTATGGCTCAACGGGAACGGCGGGAACGCCCTCGGCGGACGTGGTCACGGTGCAGGGTATTTCCAACGGAGTTGCCTTCACGGCAGCCCAAGCCACCGCCGCCAATCTCAACGCCACCGTGGTTCAATCCACGGCCACCAACCTCAGGACTCAGGCCGAAAGCTATCAGGGCGGGACAGCCGTGGGGTCGGGCAATCCCCTTCAGGTCACTTTGGCCAACACGGGGGCCAACACCACGGCCCTGCGGGTGGAGCCAAAGAACGGGGCAGTCACCTGCACCACGGGAGACACCGCCACCGCCAACACCAGCAAACAGGCCCTCGCCTCCGGTTCCAGCCGCCGATACCTGCTCATCCAGAACATTTCCGACACCGATATGTATTTTAATTTCGGGGCGACAGCCACCACCGACAATATGCTTATCGCCAAGAACGGCGGCGGGATTGTGTTTGAGTCGGGCTACGTCCCGACCGATGCCGTCAACGTGATCTGCTCCGGTGCAAACAAGAAGTATTTTATCCTGAGCGCATGACCCAATGCCTGTTTTGCCCCCAGTTCTAAGCCGAAGATTCCGCATCAAGCAGGGGGCCGCCCCCAGCGGGTTTCCTGATGTGGCATCCACAAACGCAGTTAGTATATCTGGTAATAATTTAATTGTTCCAAATGGAACATATACAAAAGTTACATCAACGGCAACCAGAGTTGCTGGCTCTGCCATAAGCGATAAATTGTTTGTTGATACTGGCTTTGTTTATTTGAAAGAAGCTGGTTATGGAGATGCCAGCCGTCCATTTTCACCATACGGACATATTTTAATTCCACCAAACACAACATTTACTGCAACTTTTTTTAATCCACTTTCATCTGAAACATTCTGGCGAGCTGGCATAGTTTATGCATTTTTTGGAGAAGAAAGTAATGATTTTGCTATTGACTCCTCAAGCAATAATCCATCCATAGACCCAACAATCATCCCCACCTCTGGCTGGTCTCCAAGCATCACAATCACCGCCGCATGAAAATCCCAGCCTTGCTACAAACGGAGGGCCGCTAGCCATGGGCTTCTTTGCCTCTAGCGGAATCCTAAACCAGCGTGGCTTTTTCTCTGCACCCGTCTCGGCGGCTCCGCCCCCCAGCGGGATTCCTGTGGCAAGCACAAATTCAATTATTTTAACTGGAAATATAAGTCTTAACGGCGAAATCCGTCAAAAAACTCAAAACCCTTTTGGCTCTGGATTTAGCGGAGGTCCAAATGTATATTATCAAATTGTAGAATACTATGGAGGAGAATATCCATCTTATGATATAATAATGTTTTCAAGTGCTAATCAAACAGGGTATTCTGGCGGAATTGGGAATGATATAGAACTTCAGGCAAACAAATGGTATTGGGTTGGGGGAGGTTGCGGTGATGGTGGATGTAGTATTTATATTTATGCCATCAATACATCTTCTTCCCAAACTGCCGAATTCATTCCAACTTCAAACTGGTCTAGTAACATTACCATCACCGCCGCCTAATGAAAATACCAGACAAACTAACACAAGCTTTTCAGAATATTTTTGAAAAAAGCGAAATGCATAAACAAAAAAGAGGGGAAGAAACGCCTGAGTTTTATTTGTCAAAAAACTTTTTGGAAAAAAGTAAATTACTAAGCTATTGTGAACATAAATTCCTGTACAGCATTGAGACCACCAATAAAAACGCACGCGACATTGATGGTCTGGAAAATTTTCTGCAAGAAATGGGCTACAGATTGTCCACAGACAAAATTGCAGGATCTTTTTTTTATCTTCCAGAAGGTTTTATGGGTTGGCATACCAACCATACAGATAAGGATTGGAGGATTTATTTTGTAAAAAGCTTAAAAGGAGATAGTTTTTTTCGATACGTAAAAGATGGCGAAATAGTCACAGATTATGACCCAAAGGGCTGGTCTTACAGAATATTTTATGTTGGAGATGAAGCCAACCCGTTTTGGCATTGTGTTTATGGAGGATCAGGCAGATACAGCATGGGTTTTAGATTAAAAGCCATCACCGCCGCATGAAACTGCTTTTTCTAACGCTCATTTTCTCCTCCTGCTCGCCCAAGTCAGCGGAGAACAACGTCCTGCCCAGATACAGCGACATGGGAGCCGCCGAGGATGCGGGGAAAACGCACGCTTTTCCGCAAAAATGAGCATTACGGCAAACCAAACGCACGATTTCTGAAACAACCAGCCGACATTATTGCACTCGGATAAAAACAGATATTGACAACCCTCAGCCAGTACGCATACTGGCTATGTCCCGGAGGTTCCTATAAAAATGGAAGCGGATCCGAGGGGGCACCGACCTACAAAAATGGAAGCGGTCATGCGGGCAACAAAAGTCTCGGGATGCCGCCGGGAAACCAAACTTTGAAGACTGCGGGAGGCCGCGTCGGTTTCCCCTCCTGTCTTTAAAAACAATTTTCCAACCAAGGAGAATTTGCCACCATGGCTACTACATACACCGATATCGAACAGCTTCTTGTCAAAGAAGCCGGACGGATTGGGCCCGAGATCTACCGCAAGACGGTGGATAACAACGTCTGGCTCAAGCTCGTCAAACAAGACACCTTCCCCGAGGAAATGGGCGACCGCGTCAGCGTGCTGACCTACGAGCGTTCCATCCCTCAGGCCGCCCGTAACGGCCGCGCCAACGACTTTGATCTTCAAACCGTTTGGCAGGGGTCCAACGCGGTCCTGGGCTCCAACCCGACGGATCAGACTTACACAAGCTTCAACGCCTACACCCAGGCGCTGAGCGGAGCCGCCGCCGCGGCTACGGCCTCGACCGATTCAGCCAACAACATCTCGACCCCCAAACTGGCGAATGTTGAGTTTGGCCAGAAGCTTCGCACCTACGACCTGCGGCGCGTCGCGCTCGAGTCCCCGAACATCTCGCTCGAGGACCTGCGCTACCCCGTCCGTCGCAAGGAACAGCTCAGCCAGATCATGAACATCCTCACCGAGCAGACCGCGATGGTGTGGACTCAGCGCTATCAGGACGAGTACGTCCGGTTGTCCGAGAACCTGGTGACCCCGACGGGCACCGGTAGCGGAGCCACCCTGACGACCGTCTCCAACACCGACGGCTTGACCAAGTTCAACCCGCTCAACGACGCAACCAGCAAGCTGACCCAGGGTATCCTGCGCCGGCTCTACATGCGGTTGCTCCGTGACGGGGCCGGCTCGGCCGCCCAAGGCAAGGAAAACGGCGCTCCCGTGTTCAACCTGATCACCTCCGCTGAAAGCAGCGAGGACATCATCAAGCTCAACGCCGACATCCGTTCGGACTTCCGCTATTCCAAGCCCAACGAGCTTCTGGCTCCCCTGGGTGTGGAGCGGTCCTACGGCGGCTTCTACCACATCATCGATCCGTACCCTCCGCGGTACAGCCGCATTTCGGTCAGTGCGACGGCGTCCTATTCGGCGCCCTCCCTTACCGTGACGGCAACCGCGCACGGGCTCGAGGTCGGCGACGTGGTGACCTTGGTGACCAGCGCTCCTGCGGCAGTCTCCAACTACACCAATGTGACGGTGGCTACCGTGGCGGACGCCAACACGTTCACCATCGCCGGCTCCCTCGGCGCCCCCGCGACGACCGTGGCTGGCGTTCGCGCTTGGAAACGGGTCTATCCGTTTGCCCGCGCGGCCTCGACCAAGGGTTACAAGTACGACATCAACAGCTCGTACCTGTCGGCCTCCTACGAGGATTCAATCATCCTCATCAATGAAGTGTTCCACTCCGTGGTCCCGAAGCCCCTGGGCTCGATGGGCGGCATGTCCTTCGATCCGCAGAGCTATCGCGGCGACTTCAAGTGGAAGAACATCATCGACCGCGAGACCAATCCCGACGGCACCGTCGGGTACTTCCGCGCCATGTTTGCCAACGGCTCCAAGCCGGTTCGTCCGGAGTGGGGTTACGTGATCCGGCACAAGCGCGGTGAGGCTGCCCTGGACTTTGTGGCTTAACCTTTAAAGAGGAGATAATATTATGTCTCTCCCTTTAGAGATTAAGACCCAGGACAACGTCCTCGCGGCCCAGGTCCGTAACGTCCTTGCCAACGGCGGGACGTGGACTGACGTGGTTTCATTGACCGCGGCTTCCGGCACGGCTTCCGACACCATCTCTGGTGTGGCGACGGCTGTGACGGGGGTTGACGGGACTGGTTCCAATGCCGCCAGCAAGGCGGACGTGGACGCCCGTCTCACCTCGATCAACGACAACCTCAAGTCCCTTGCGGCCAAGGTCAACGAGCTGATCGTTCTGGTCAACAACGTCAACGCCTAATGTGAACGCCCCCGGGGTTCAAACCCCCGGGGGCCGTTCCTAACAAGGTATGATGGAGTCTATCCTGTTGGTTCTGCCCAGCGGAAAGGTTTCCAAGCCAGGACCCGAAAAGTCCGAGGCCAAGGAATCCAAGACCGCCAAGGCGGAAGGCGAAGCCAAGGTAACTGACAAGGTTACAGGGGTTCGCGTACCGCTTCCGGTAGGTTTTGCCGCCCCTCCTGATACCAAACCAAGATCCGAGTTTGAATTCATGGCTGCCGGCATCATTGATGGCGGCGAGCTGGTGATTACCAAACTGGAGGGGCTTCCCGTGCCCAACGATACACCAAAGGACGATGATGAGTCCAAGGATGAGGATTTCGTAAAAGCCATTGAGGAGGGTTTAGAAAATGAAGATTGAGTTTCCCATTCCGGAAGGATTCAACGTTCCCGACGGCGTGCCCGAGGGGGACAATTTTGAGTTTATGGCCGGTGGCTACATTTCCGGCGGCAACCTGGTCCTGACTTCGGTCGAGGGCCTGGCGGTCGGCGAGGAAAAGAAACCCGAACCCACAGAAGACGAAATGACGGCTCCGGATGACCGCGACTTCGTCGATTCAGTCGAGACCGGCCTCGCCTGAGCTGGTGCTCAGGGAACTGGGGCTGGCCATCGTCGAGCAGGCGGTATGGGACCTTCGCTACGCCGAGAAATACGGAACCAAGAGCCTTTATCCCGAGGACCTCATGACCAAGGAGCATTTCCAATGGTTTTTCAATCCCAAGAACGAGCTTTGGCCCATGCTGGATCTCGACGGGGAGGCCATTTGTGACCGGCTGCGGCCGGCCATTGCGGGTTTGAAGTGAGCGAGGATTACCAGCACGAGTTCCGGGACCGGCTGGCCCGGATCGAGACCAAGGTCGACATGACCCTGGACCACATCACCAAGCACGACAGCCGTATCCACAAAGTGGAAGGGCACATCAACCGGGGTTACGGGGTGGTCGCCACGGTGACCCTAATTTTTTCAGTTTTAGGTCAATGGATTTGGAGTGCTATTTTCGGCAACCGGCAATAATTATTGACTGATAAAAGGAAGTAATTAATACTAGAAGCAACCTTATGCATGCCCTTGCCATTCTGGCGATTGCTGCGGTTTTTACGGGTTGTTCAACAACTCCCAAAGGCAGCCCTGACTTTTCCGTGGCTGAAACCCGGTTGGATCTGGCCTACCAGACCGCCGACCCAGCCACCCGCAGACACCTGGATGAGGCCAGAAAACAACTGGCGTCCGCTAAACAGCTTTGTCTGACCAACACCGAGGCGTTGGAGCAGGCCGTCAGGGAACGCAACGAGGCCTTAGCCAAAGCCGAGTACTGGAAAGAAAAGCAGCGCAAGGCGCTAAAAGAACTTTGGTTCTGGAGGGGAGCTTTGATTGTGTCCGTCCTGTTTGCCGCCCGTGGCCCAATTCTCTGGTTGGTCAGGAAATTTATCGGGATTCCCTGGTGATCCGTTGGCTCAAGACAAGCTTTCAGGGGTTGGTGGCTCTTTTGGCAGCCACTATCATCTTCTTTTTCCTGGGGCCCATCCTGCAGGGTTTCGACACGACCGCCGGCACGGTCGACCTCGGTAGTCTTCACGTTCTGGCTTTTGGGGCCGTCCGTTTTCTTTTTTGCACTTTTCTCGCGTGGTCGGTCCTGCAACTGGATTGGAAAATCCTGGACCGGTACATTGACCGTGGGGTCTTGCGGGATGACTGGAAGGAATCGGGGGCCAGGACCCGGCTGACGTTGTTTGTCGCCGTGTTCATTGCCCTGCTCTTTGCGGCCATCCTGTCGTGCAAATAGCCTATGCTTGCGCGCTTTCTCTTGTGCTTGCCTCACCGGCTTTTTTGTTGGGTGATCAGGAGAGTTCGAGGACTCGACTCGTCCACACCGCCAAAACCCAGATCGGGGTGCGAGAAGATACGGGTAGAAACGACGGACGCATGGTGGATTCGTACCTGGCCTCCACGGGGCTAGCCGGATCCGGGGCGCCGTGGTGCGCCGCTTTTATTGTTTGGGTCGGGGACACAGCCTTTGGCTCAACTTTATTTAACCCTTACCCTCGCTCGGCTTGGTCTCCCGTCTTTGTGGCTAAGCCGACCTGGGATCGCCAGAGGAGGGGGGTGCCCCTCAAGCCGGCCGATGTGTTTGGAATCTGGTTCAACTCAATGGGCCGGGTGGCCCATGTCGGGTTGGTGGAGCGCAATGAAGGGGATTGGCTGGTGACGATCGAGGGCAACACCAACGGAGGCGGCAGTCGGGACGGGGATGGGGTCTACCGTCGTCGCCGGATGGCCGTCAACGTACTAGGAAAGGACTGGTTATGAGTCAGGCCCTGGGAGCCATTGGGGTAACCAAAATTTCTTCAATCCTAATGGAAAACGGGTTTTTGGTCAGCCAACCGATTTACGACAACGGTTACGACCTGATCACTGACCACAAGGGCGTTCTTAAACGCGTTCAGGTCAAAACGACTTCGGGTACGGACGACCATCAGCGCCGGTCCAAACTGAAGTTTTTTGCCCTTCGCGGGACGGGTTTTAATCAGAACAACCCCAAAAAGCCCTACGGCAAGGGAATTGTGGATGTCTTTGTTTTCTACAACACCAAACTTAACGCCATTTTTGTGGTTCCGACAGAAAAGCTGCCCCGGACCATGTCTGTTTATTTTGCCCCCAACTGTGAGTGGCGGGACAATTGGGATGTGCTGCGGGTTGAGCAGACCAAAAAATCTGGGAGACTGAAGCATGGCAGCTAACGATCCCGGACGCGAATCAGACGGGTTTTTGGGTTTGCCGGGAGGCATGGATTCGTCCCTGGCACCCAATCTGATTCAAAAGGACAACTACGCGCTCGGGGTCAACGTGACCGCCCGGGGAGGGCATGTGCGCACGCGCCCCGGTTTTGTCCAGCTTGACCTGGAGGCGGATCCCGAGGACCCGGATGCGCTGACGGAGTTTGAAAACGCCTACTACCAGGGCTCCGTCCTGTACACGCAACCCGGCAACCGGGACGAGGTTTCCGACCTGGCCGAGGCTGGAAAAGGGAAGACTTACATTATCGTGGCGGCCGGGGGATGGATTTTCCGGATTGATCCGCAGACGCGCAGGATCATCCGCCTGAATGGTACCATCGGGACCACCCTGGTTCCGGCCGTTATTTCCTCCCTTGCCGGCAACGGCACCACGGCCACCGTCACCACCTCGACGGCCCACAATCTTTTTGTCGGCGACATTGTCTCAATCGTCGGCTGTTCCCCGGCCGGGTTCAATGCCAACAACGTGACGGTCACCTCGGTGCCGTCCCTGTCCTCGTTCACCTACGCTTCCGCCCAGTCGGGCTCGGCCTCCACGATTGGCACATACACCATCAACGTCAACAGCCAGGGATACGTGGTGTTGCCCAAATTCATGGACACCACCTACTACACCCTGAAGGTGACGGCGGCCGGCAAGGCGACCGACGGCGCCGGGATTACCAATTCCTCCAAGGTCACCATTGAGGATCCGCATCCGACCGGTGTCACCCTTGGGCTCACCGGCTCCGGGTTTGAAGCTTCCGCCACGGCCATTTTCGGGGCCCTTTCCTATGTCACCATCGGGCAACCCGGTTCCGGTTTCAGCAAATATGCCGTGGCCCAGGTGCAGGGAAGCACCAACGCCACGCTTGCTTTGCGGTTTAACCGGGATTCAAGCGCGGCCAACCGGCCCTGGCCGGACCGCAATCACCAGACTAATCGCCATTATTTCTGCCAGGCTGAAAAGTTCCTTGTCATCCAGGACGGGGTCAATGCCCCCCTGATTTTTGACGGCCAGAATATTCGGCGTTCTTATGTTTCCTCCAATCCAGCCATCTCCATGGGGGAGGGTCAAAAAACCATTGTGGCTGTTCGGGTCACTCATCGGGGCACAGGTTACAGCTCGGCCCCTACGGTGACTTTCACTGGAGGGGGAGGATCGTCCGTTGCCGGTACGGCTGTGATCAACGCCACATCGGGGCAGTTGGAGTCTGTGACCATCACCAACGCAGGGACCAACTACACTTCGGCCCCCGAAATCACCTTTTCCGGTGGTGGCGGCAGCGGGGCAAGGGCTTACGCGATCCTTTCCACCCCGGCTGAGATTCCGGCCGGTTCGGTGATGGCGTACGGGCATGGCAGGATTTTTCTGTCCAATCCGGCCAGATATGAGCTTCAGGCCATGGACCTGGTGGGTTCTCACGTTAACAAGACGGCCGGAAAAAACGTTTCCGGCACAACCGTTTATCCGCTTTCCGATCCGCGTGTCTCGGTGCTTTTCAACACGGAGGACCAGTATCTCGGGGAGGGGGGCAGCCTGCTGATGCCCACCTTCATGGGGCGCATTACGGGCATGCAGTTTTTGTCCACCCAGGACACCGCAGCCGGGCAGGGACAGCTTTTTGTGTTTTGCGAGTTTGGTGCGGCCAGTTTTGCCGTGTCCACCCCGAGAAACAATTGGGGCAACACCTCCAGTTTTCAGCAGGTCCTCTACAAGGACATCGGTGCCATGGGACCCGACGCGTTTGTCCAGGTCAACGGGGATTTGTTTTTCCGGGCCAACGACGGCCTTCGTTCTTACCGAAATGCCACCGCCTCCTTCAATTCCTTCGGCAACACGGTAATGAGTTCCGAAATGGATTTGTTCCTTAAGGAGGAACCCCTTCATCTTTTGCACAACGTCAGCATGGCTTACTATGACAAGGGCCGTGTGTTGATGACCGCCCAGCCCCGGGAATACCAGCCGTCGACGGTCAACGCCAGGCCCAGGCTTGTCCACAAGGCCCTGGTCAGCCTTGATTTTAACCCTTTGAGCGGAACCTTGGGAGCCAACAAAAGTTCCCCTGCTTATGACGGCATCTGGACGGGTCTGGATTTTCTCAGGATTTTGTCCGGCGATTTTGGCCGGAGGGACCGCACTTTTGTGGTGGCCTCCAGCTGCAACAAAAACGGCTGCTGGGAGATTGACGCCTCGGCCCCCGAGGACCGGCCGGTGGCCGGGGGAGAACTTGTCTTTAATCCCGCCATCATGTCCGGGGTCTCCGAGACAAACGCCTTTGTGTCCGGAACCCATTCCATTCAGTTGGCGCTGGCCAACACGGCCCCGTTCGCCCCGCAGAACATAAAACTGGAGGTGACCGCCACCAACGAGGCGGCGGCCACCGGGTGGACCTCGGCGGGCATGGGCACGCAGGGCCTGCTGGTTTCCTATGTGGTTTCCGAGACCGACGTGGCGGTCAACACGGCGTTTGCCGACCCCTCGCTTTCCGTCCTGACCCGCACCAAGACCCTGCTTTTCGGGCTGAACGCCTCGGAAGTGAAGACCCTGACCGTTGATTTTGGGACCCTGAAGCCGACCGGGTTTTTGTACGCCAAGGTCGAACCGGTCGGCACCCTGCCGGCGGGGAACACCGTTTCTTATTCCGTGGATTTTGCCGGCGACTCCTCCGGGTCCGTCCCCATCCGGTCCGAGCTTGAAACCCGCGCCTTCGGTTTTTCCTCCGGGTTCAACGAAAAGCGCCTGATTCGCGCCGATCTTTGGCTTTCCAACCTCAAAGACCAGACCGATGTGGAGGTTTATTACAAACCCGACCAGTACCCAAGCTGGATCTTCTGGGACGAGTTCACCCTTTTGCCCCAGACCACCATCAACATCGCCCCGCTTTCCTCCGATACCGTCATCAAGACCAACATCACCTCGGCCCTGGCCGACGAGGAATATGCCTTTGATTTGTCCAAATACTCGGCCCGGACCACCCGCGCGCTGGGTCTCAGGTTTGATTTTGTCACCGGGGTTTCCCCGGCCGGCACGGGGGCGGCCCCCTATCAGCTGGCTTTTTCCTACCGGGTCTCCGACACCACCCCGGCGCAAAAAGCCGCCTTGTCACCCGGAAGTCCGGCGCACACGGCGTTTTACGCGGCCTACCGTTCGTTCAATATCCCCATTCCGACAGATCTGGCGGCTTCGCGTTATGTGAACTTGGACAGGCCCGCGGGCCGGTATCTGTATTACAAAATTGTTTATCCCCCGGTTTTGTCGGGTGCCTATTATAACCTGTCCCTGGTGCTGCACGGAATCGACCAGAGCGGATCCACCCCGGACCAGGTTTTGTCCAACGGGTTTTTGACCCAGCTGGAAAATCTCAAACCCCAGTACGCCCCGCAGATCAAACTGATGAACCCCGTGGAGCAGGCCGACCCGCTGACCGGCCGCTTGTTCACCCACGGCTACGAGTTCCAGGCCCGCCTGGTCTGGACCGGGAACGTCACCCTGCAGAAAATGATACTGCACAGCCAGTCCCTGGTGGAACAAGTGGGGGGAAACTCAACATGAGCCAGGAATTAAGCCAGACGGACTGGAGCAAGCTCGACGCGGTGGAACCGTCCAATTTCCTGCATTTTTCCGAGACTTGCGGCTCCGTGATTGCCGATCCGCTTCTGACGGAACCCGGCACCCTGACGGCTTTGGGCGGCACAACCCTGCTTGGCGAACCGATTACCGATCAATCGGATAACCCATTATTGACATAGGCCAGCCAGTAAGCGAGAGTAGGAGACCGTATCTATGCCCAAAATCACGGATTTGACCAATTTTGAGGGGACCTTAAACAATTCCGACGTTTTTCCGGTGGTCAATTCAGCGATCACCAAAAAGATACCGCTAACCGCTTTAAGATCCAACATTCTGGCCGCAGGGACTATTCCCGGTTCCGCCTTGGCGGACGCGGCGGTCACCACGGCCAAGATCAATGACGCGGCGGTCACCACGGCCAAGATCAATGACGCGGCGGTCACCACGGCCAAGATCAATGACGCGGCGATTACCCAGGCAAAGGTTGCCTACACGGTTGGCACCCTGACCGATGCCCCCACCATCAGCTGGAATCTTAACGGCAACCAGATTGCGGTGGTGACGCTGGCGGGTAACCGGACCCTGGCCAATCCCACCAACAAGACCAACGGATCGGTTTATATTCTTGTGGTCAAACAGGACGCCACCGGGAATCGGACACTTTCCTTTAGCCCCGACTACAAATTTCCTTACGGAGACATCCCTAATTTGGCCAATAACGTCAACCGGGTCGACATCTTTACCTTCCTTTGCATCGACAACCTTCTGTACGGAATCGGAGTGCAAAACTACCTGTAAAATTTTATGGCTTTACTGGCTTCCACCCTGCCCGCCGGCACCAAATACGCCACTCCCCAGGAGTTGCTTGATCTGTTTGCCGAGAATCTTTCGGTTCCCCTGTCCGACACCAGCCTTGTGGTCATAGGGGCAACCGCGCCCACCGATCAGACCAAGGTTTGGGTGGACACCTCCGGGGCCAACCCCGTGTTGAGGATTTACAACGGCAGTTGGGTGGCCGTGGGCACGACCACCAGCTTCACCACGGGCTTGACCGTTTCAGGAGGCAACGTGCGTTTGCTCAGCCCGTCCCTGGCCATCGACAATACCGGGGCCTATGCCGGCCGGGTCGGGGTGGGGACCACCACGCCTGCCACCGCCCTGGATGTGGTTGGGGCCATCTCCGCCAGCACTTCCGTTACGGCCGCCACGGCCACGATCAGCGGGGCCCTGTCTTCCGGCACGTTGTCCCTGACCGCCGCCACCACCTCCACTTCCGCCACGGCCGGCACAAACGGGGACGTGCCCGCCCAGGTGGTCGGATATCTGACTCTTTCCATCAACGGCACACCCAGAAAAATCCCCTACTACAACTAACCCATGACCCTTGGCGACATCCGCTCCGAGATTGCCCGGGTCGTGGACAACGGCGTTCCCGCTTCCGATTCCCGCGTGGTGCAGCGCGTCAACCAGGCCCAGCGACGGCTTCATGCCATGCGGGCCTGGGTCGGCACCCTTGCCAAATACAAGGTCGACCTGGTCAATAACATCTTCACCCTGCCGACCGAGCTGGAGGCGGTGCATCACGTGGCCGCCTACACCGGGGCCGGTTTGGCCGCCGGAAATGTTTTGTTGACCGACGACATCAACGCTTTTGTCCATCTCGACGGTAACCTGATACCGCTGGTGTACCAACCCATCGGGGTGACGGCCAACGAAATCAAATACCAGGTCGATCCAGCTTTGAGTCTTGCCATCTCCTCGGTGGTTGTGACCGGAAAAAAGAAATTTGTGGCTGTGGCCCAAGACACCGATCTCTTGATTATCCGCGACCTGGAAGCCCTCAAGCTCATGGTCATGGCCCTTTGGCGGGAGGAAAACAACCAGCTGGATCTGGCCGCCGGGCTGCAAAGCAGGGCGGTGGAGCACCTGGCTTTGAAGACGGACATGTCCATGGAGGTGGCCCGCCGCCTGACCTACCAGTCGCGCCTGTCCACGGCCACCCCAGGCACCATGGGTTTTGTCCGTTCCCGGCTTGCCCTGGACCTGGAGTTCGGCCTCAAGGTGGACGACGCCAAGCTTTTTGACTACGTCAACAAGGCCCAGGATCTTCTGGTCGCCAAAAAGCGCCTGTTGCTTTCCTCCGCCCGTTACGGGGTCAAGGACAACACCTCCCTTCCGGTCTACTCCTACATCGTTTCCGACACGGCGACGCTTCCCGTCACCCAGTACCAGATTGTCAAGCTGGCCGTCCTCTCGATCGTCGCCAATTCCGTTTCCCCCACCAACCCGCAAATCAATCCGGATACTGCCGCCAAATACGAGGCGGAGGCGGTCAAGCTTTTGGAGGAGGAGCTGATGGTTGACCTGGAGCAGAAAAGACACGCCCAGTACACCTCCACCCTTTCCAGCGCCTCACCCAACACCTTCGGCTACGTCAAGGCCCGGACGGCCCTGGAACTGCCCTTCGGGCTCCGGTACTCGGAGGCGGAACTGGCCCGGATCGTCAACCGGTCCGAGGAAACCCTCATCACCCGCGGCCGCTGGGCCGGGACCGTCGAGGAGCTCAAGATCACGATCCCCGAGGACGGTCTTTTCTACCTGCCCTACAACGTGGAGGCCGTGCTTTCCGCCACCCTCAACAACGTGCCCGTCCCGGTGCATGAACAGTCCTACGACTACGACAACAACGGGCCGGGGTACGAGACCGCCGATGACAACACCGGCTCCCCGGCCGTCATCGCCCGCGGCGAGAGGATCGTCAGCCATTACCGCATGCGGGTTTATTTTGTCCGCGGCAACTGGACGGAGACCTCCTGCGCCCGCCTGCTGGTCAAGCGCCGGCACGTCGATCACATCTTGGATTCCGAGTATATGCTCATCCGCAATTATCCCGCTCTCTTTGAGATGGCGTTGGCCCTGACCCTGCAAACCACCGACATCGAGCAGTCCAAGTATCACGAGGAACAGGCCATGCAGCTTTTGCGGACCGAGCTTGAGCAGCACATAGGGGGACACCGCAACAACCTGAAAATCCAGAACCCTGGTTTCTCCATGGGTGACATCGGGGCCATGGTATGATCCAGACCGCCACGGTCTGCGCCCCCGACACCATCGCCACCGCCACGGTCTGCGCCCCCGACACGGTTGCGACCGTCTCCTCCTGCACCACCGACACCCTGTTTATTGGTTCCTGGGAAAATCATTTTTTGAACTGGGAGCTCACCTTTATCCCGTGGGAGGCCGCCCTGGTGAACCTGCAGGGGGACAACTGTGGCTGACCTGACGACCCGCTCGATTGCCAGCTCCTACAAGGAGCTGCTAAAAACCGCCGCGGCCGGCGGGCTGACCACGACCCTGACGATCGTCGAGGACGGGGACGCCACGGCTTCCTCGCTCCAGCTGGCCACCAATGCGGCACGCCTGACCGGGACCCTGCAGGTCGACGGCATCACCACCCTAACCAACGTGGCCGAGTCCTCCGACAAGGACACCGGCTCGCTGGTGGTCGAAGGCGGGGTGGGAATTGAAAAAAATCTCAATGTCGGCGGAAACCTGAACGTCACTGGCAACGCCGTCATCCAGGGAACCCTGACGGCCAACGGCGGGACCCTGACGCTGGGCGACGCCGACACCGATAACGTGGTGTTCAATGCCGACGTCAACTCCCACATCCTCCCCAACACCGACAACACCTACGACCTGGGTTCGGCCGCCAAAAGCTGGCGCAACCTCCATGTCGACAGCACCGCCACGATCAACAACGTCACGATCACCGGTTCCCAGACCATCTCGGCCACGACCCAGTCCACAGACAAAGACACCGGGGCCCTGGTCATCGAGGGCGGGCTGGGGGTGGAGAAAAACACCAACATCGGCGGCAACCTCGGGGTCACCGGAACGACCGCCCTGACGGGTGACACCACCATCACCGGGGACCTGGCCATCAACGGCGGCGACCTGACAACCTCGGCAGCCACCTTCAACCTGCTCAACGCCACCGCCACCACCGTCAACTTTGGAGGAGCCGCCACCTCGTTGAACGTTGGCGCCGCCACCGGAACCCTGACCGTTGCCAACCCCACCATCACCGGGACGAACGCAACCATTCTGAATTTGAACGGAGCCAGTCCGTCCATTGTCACCTCCAGCAACGGCACGGTTTCGGTTTTCAACACCAACGCCCTGACCGGCAATCTTTTTGGCGCCGCCACCTCGGTCAACATCGGGGCCGCCACCGGCACCCTTGTGATCGGCAATCCCACGATCACCGGCACCAATGCGACCGCATTAAACCTAGACGGGGCGAGCCCGTCCATCTCCACGACAAGCACCGCCACCGCCTCCGTGTTCAACACCAATGCCACCACGCTGAATCTCGGTGGCGCCGCCACCTCTCTTAATTTAGGGGCCGCCACCGGCACCCTGACAGTTGCCAATCCGACCATCACTGGCACCAACGCGACGGCTTTGAATTTAAACGGCGCCAGCCCCTCCATTGTCACCTCCAGCACCGGAACTGCATCCGTTTTCAACACCAATGCCTTGACCGGAAATCTTTTTGGGGCTGCCACAACGATTTCAATTGGGGCCTCTACCGGCACAACCACAGTCAACCACAGCCTGACGGTGGCCGGGGGAGCGGGGCAGTCGTTTGTTGTCAACGACGGGACCACCAGCCGATTCACCGTGGACTCAACCAACGGGAACACCGTCGTTTCCGGGACGCTCGGGGTCACCGGGGTGACCACTTTGACCGACGATTTGGCCGTCAACGGCGGGGATCTGACCACCAGCCAGACGACCTTCAACCTCCTTAACGCCACCGCCACCACCCTGAATATCGGGGGCGCGGCCACGACCGTTGAGCTTGGCGCGGCCACGGGCACGACCAGCATCAACCATGATCTGGCTGTTGACGGCAACACGACACTTGGCAATGCCAACACCGACACCGTCGGGTTTACCGCAAGGATTGTTTCGGACTTTGTCCCCTCGACCGACGACTCACGGGACCTTGGGGCGACCACCCTGGAGTGGAAGGATCTCTACGTCGATGGCACGGCCAAGATCGACACCTTGACCGTCGACGAGAATGCCACGGTTGCCGGAAACCTGACGGTCACCGGCGACCTGACAATCAACGGCACGACAACCAACATCAACACGACCAACCTGGTGGTCGAGGACAAGAACATCGTTTTGGGCGACACGGCTTCTCCCACCGACGTTTCCGCCGACGGGGGAGGGATCACGCTGAAGGGGGCGACCGACAAAACGCTCAACTGGGTCGACGCCACAGATTCCTGGACGTCTTCCGAAAATGTCAGCCTGGCCTCCGGCAAAACCTACAAGATCAACGGGACTGATGTCCTTTCTGCAACCTCCCTTGGTAGCGGGGTCACCGGCTCTTCGCTGACCAGCGTCGGGACCATCGGGACGGGAACCTGGCAGGGGACAATTGTCGACCCGACCTACGGTGGAACCGGGGTCAACAACGCCGGCAAGACCATCACCCTGGGCGGGAGCCTGACAACCAGCGGGGCCCACACGACCACCTTGACCACGACGGGAAATACCGGCGTCACGCTCCCGACGACTGGAACGTTGGCCACCTTGGCTGGAACCGAAACGCTTACCAACAAAACCATTAACCTGACCAACAACACCCTGACGGCCACCTCGGCTGAAATCGCGGCCGCCGTCACCGACGAGACCGGGACCGGCGCCCTGGTCTTCGGCACCTCCCCGAGCCTGACCACCCCAACCATCGGGGGCACCGGGGCCAATTTCAGCGGGTCCACTTCCGGGACGACCAACCTCAGGGCTTCCGCGACGGCCGGAACCACCACGATCACCCTGCCGGCCACGACCGGGACCGTCGTCACCACCGGGGACAGCGGTACGGTCACCAGCACGATGATTGCCGACGGCACGATTGTTGACGCCGATGTCAACGCCTCGGCCGCGATTGCCCATTCCAAGCTGGCGGCCATCACGGCGGGCCAGGTTCTTCTGGGCAATGCTTCCAATGTCCCGACGGCCACCGCGTTGACGGGGGACGTCACGGTCGATTCGGCCGGGGCCACCTCCATCTCCAACAACGCCGTCACCAACGCCGACCTGCGCGACTCCGCGGCCCTGTCGGTCATCGGCAACGCCACCAACGCCTCCGCCGATCCGGCCGACATCTCGGCCGCCTCCGATCACCAGATCCTCCGCCGCAGCGGCACAGCCCTTGGGTTCGGGGCCATCAACCTGGCCAGCACCAACGCCGTCACCGGCACGCTGCCCATTGGCAACGGGGGCACGGGGGTTGCTTCCACGCCCACCGACGGGCAACTTTTGATCGGCAACGGGACCGGTTTCAGCCTGGCCACGCTTACGGCTGGCAGCAACGTGACAATTACCAACAGTGCCGGGGCCATTTTGATCTCCAGCACCGGGGGCGGAGGGGGAGGGGGAGGGGGTGCCGAGATTCGGGACATCTGGCTCTTTACTTGATCGTGTTTATGAACAAACTCTTGCCAGTAAAAATAAAGTCCTTATACTCCGGGGAAGTCTAAAACCATGGCCCTTGCCCACGAAAAATTAGCCCAAGGACAGCTGGCAGCCACCGCCTCGACCATTTACACCGTCCCAGCAGGCAAAACGGCGTATTTAAAATCCATTTATCTTCACAACACCGGCTCCAGCGACGAAACCGTCAAGATCTACATCAACGGGGCGGCGACGGCAGACAAGATTTTGGAGGGAGTGGTTTCGGGCAAGGACACTTTTGAATGGGACATTGCCTACAGCATTATTTTGACCACGGGGCAGACGCTTAGGGCCGAGACCACCACGGCCACGACGGTGAATTATTTTGTCCATGGGGGGACCGAATAATGGCCTTTGACCGGACCAGCAACACTTTAGCCGGGGTGGTAACGGGCGACGGCACCGTGACCAACGCCAAGGTGGCCTCCAACGCGGCCATCGCCTTTTCCAAGCTGGCTGCCCTGACCAGCGGGAATATCCTGGTGGGGAACGGGTCCAACGTGCCCACTTCCGTCGCCCTGTCGGGGGATGCGACGCTCTCCAACGCGGGGGTGTTGAGTGTAAACTCAGGCACCGTGGCCGTCCTTGGCACGGCCCAGCAATACACCCGTACCCACAATTTCACGGCCACGACTTTGACGGCCAGTTCCGCCACGGTGACCTGGAACCTGGCGGAAAACCAGGTGTTGATTCTGACCCTGGGGGCCAACGTCACCACCTGGACAATCAGTAATCCCCAGAGCGGGGCTCTTTACATGTTGATTGCCAAACAGGACGCCACCGGCGGCCGCACCGTTTCCTTCCCCTCGGGAAGCTTCAAGTTCCCCGGGGGAACCGCCCCGACCCTGACCACCACGGCCAACAAATCCGACATTCTGACATTCGTGTACCACGGCTCCCACCTCCACGGGGTGGCGGTTTTGGATTACGCGGCCTGATTTATGCCCTGGCCGGTATACCCCCACGGCTTTCTGGGAGCCCAAGGCGACTCCGACACCTACCGCATCGAGCGCAGCCTGCGGTTTAATTCGGCTGATTCGGCGTATTTGAATCGGACTCCAGCGAGTGCTGGGAATCGCAAGACTTGGACTCTTAGTTTCTGGGCAAAGCGATCTGGATTTTCATCAGATGGATATGTGTTTGGGACAGCCCAAGCACCGTCAGGAACCTTGGGAACATATATTGGATTTGCTTCAAATACTTTTCTATTTGGTGATTATGGAGCAAGTTCTTGGGAATGGGTTTTGGCAACAACAGCCGTTTTTAGAGATCCTTCTTCTTGGTATCATTTTGTTGTCCAATTAGACACAACCCAATCCACTTCAACTGAGCGAGTGAAGCTTTATGTAAACGGGGAAAGAATAACAAGTTTTGATGGCGGAAGTTCTTATCCAACACAAAATTTTGACGGAAGATTCAATCAAGCCATAGCTACGGCAATCGGAAGACTTGGGACATTTAATGGAAACTACTTTGACGGCTACCTCACCGAAATCCATTTCATCGACGGCCAAGCCCTGACCCCATCCAGCTTCGGCGAAACCGATGCCATCACGGGTCGGTGGAAGGCCAAGGCGTATAGCGGGACATATGGAACGAATGGGTTTTATCTTAGCTTCAAAAATAATGGAAATGTGTCAGCGTTGGGAACGGATCAGGCTTATGCAGACGGAAAGAAGGCTGAAAATAATTTTTGGACTGTAAACAACTTCTCCGTCACGGCTGGGGCTGGGAATGACAGCCTTGTGGATAGCCCGACCAACTACGGAACGGATACGGGTGTTGGCGGGGAGGTGCGTGGAAATTATGCCACATTAAATGTAGTCGATAGAAACTCATCAATATCGTTAGTTGGAAATGGCAATCTTGAATTTACTCAAAATTCAAATCCATCCACGGGAATAAGGCGAAGCACAATAGGTATAACGTCTGGAAAGTGGTACTTCGAGGCAACGCCAGCAAATGTAACAGCATTTTCAACGCAACACACTATTGGCATCATCGGAGATGACCATAACTTAGCCAATTACGTTGGTTCTGGAGCAAATGGTTACGCATATAGGCCAGATGGAAATAAGTTAAACAACTCTGCCGCCACATCATACGGAACAACCACTACATCAAATACTGATGTAATTATGGTGGCTTTTGATGCAAATAATTGGAAAATATGGTTTGGAAAAAACGGAACTTGGTTTGCAAGCGGAGACCCTGTTGCTGGAACCAATTCGGCATTTTCATCAATTACGGGTGGATTGTATTACTTTGCAGTAGGCTCTCAGCACACGGGAACTGGATCCGCTACTTGGGTAACTAACTTCGGCCAACGCCCCTTCGCCTACGCCGCCCCCGCTGGCTTCAAGGCTCTCTGCACAACCAACCTGCCGACTCCGACCATCCAGAAGCCGAGCAAGTATATGGATGTGGTGACTTATACGGGGAATGGCTCAACGCAGACGATTAGTGGGTTAAACTTCAGTCCAGACTTAGTTTGGTTGAAATCAAGATCGTCAGCCTCTTGGTGGCATATTCTAGTTGACTCTGTTCGTGGTGCTGGGCGCACGTTATCAAGCAACGTAACAAATGCTGAAATAGGTAGTGGGTCAGATATTGTTTCTTCGTTAAATAGTAACGGGTTTTCATTGAACGTATCTCCAAACGCAACAGGCAACGAAAACGGAACAACCTACGTCGCTTGGGCTTGGGACGAGGCTCCGATAGCTGGGATGGATATTGTTTCTTATACGGGGAATGGGACAAATAGGACGATTGCTCATAATCTAGGAGTTGCGCCAGCAATGATGATTGTCAAACGACGCGACAACGTAGGCGCATGGTTTGTGTACCACCAGTCGCAAGGCGCGACAAAGTACATGACGATTGACACGGCGGCGGCTGCCACAAGCGCGGCGGCGTGGAACAATACAGCTCCATCATCAAGCGTCTTTACTGTCGGTACAGACAACAACGTAAACGGTACAAGCGGAACCTACATCGCCTATCTCTTCGCCGAAGTCGAAGGCTTCAGCAAGTTTGGAAGCTATACTGGCAACGGGTCGGCTGATGGGCCATTTGTGTGGTGCGGGTTTAGGCCGAGGTGGATATTGCTTAAAGAGTCATCCGCATCTGGAAATAACTGGAGCATTTATGATACTGCAAGAGATTCATCAAATCCACTGGCTTTGCAACTAAAGGCATCTACCTCAGATGCCGAGGGATCAAACACATTTGCTGATTACACATCAAATGGATTTAAGATAAGAGTTTCAACCCTTGGGATAAATTCATCTGGTCAAACCTACGTCTTTGCCGCCTTTGCAGAATCACCCTTCAAATACGCAAGAGCTAGATAAGGAGTAACTATATGTGGATAACCAATACTAACGAGACAATCAGTAGCCCTCGTGGCATCACCATCAACGGAATCCAGCATCCCCAGACCATCTTTCAATACTGGTCGAAGGACGAGTTGGCCTCCATTGGCATCAAGCCCTACCACCCTGCCTATCCGCCTTCGGGTGAGCGTGTCACCAGTTCCACAACTGAGGAGGTGGATGGTGAAATCTACGAGCGGATCACAACTGAACCCGTACCCGCCCAGCCCGATACCCGCACCTATGCCGAGAAGAGGGCGGCTGAATATCCGAGCCTTTCCGAACTGAATGTGGCTTTATGGGAAAAGGTGGTTGAGAACCGCCCAGAGGCGGCTGAAGCCCTAGAGGCCAAGCGGCAGGAGATCAAGGCCAAGTACC